TCATTGAAGATTTTGCGAAAGTACTTTATACTTTAGCAGTAGATATATTTAACTCTGAAAACGTAAAAATGATTATAGAGTATAATACTTATGGTACTGTTTTATTCCAGTACTTAAGAAGTATATTTCCACAAAGAAATGATTTTGACGATGAGATGATAGTAAAATTTAGACACCGACATGATGCGAAGACTATAAAACCAGGAATAAAACTAAAATCTGACAATAAAGCTATCTTTTGTCAGAACTTTGCAAAATTGTATAAGATAAATAGAATAGATTTAACTGATGAAGTTACAGTAACCGAGGCATCCTTATTTGGTACTTTACCAAGTGGTAGTTACGGCGCTCAAATGGGGAACGATGATGTTATTATGACATGTATTACTGCGACCGAATTTTTTAATACAACGGATTATGCAGATTTCGTTGAGGAGATCTTAGATTTCATAGATCCTGTGGTTCACGACGAGATGGAAGCCATCTTATATAAGGACAGTGACCAACAAGGAGATTTACAATATGATATTTATGACCTACTTAAATAAATTTGCAAAAAGACAAGGATATATAATAAAAGAATTAAAAAATAACAACTAAACGATTATGGCATTAAGTCCTCAATTACTACAGTTCAAAAGCTCAGGCGTATATCGCTTAGAGTTCGACAAATCACAAACTGTTAACATTCCAGCTGAAACTATTAGATTAGTTGTAGGTAGATCTAATAAAGGTCCTTACAACACTCCAGTATTAGTAGAAGATGTTGAACAATTTAAACAAGTTTTCGGTGGCGTTGATAAGTCACTAGAAAAGAAAAATATGTTCTTCCACAGATCGGCTATTGAAGCTCTATCTAGAGGACCAATCTTAGCATTAAACTTAACTGCTGTTGATGATGACGATAAAGTATCGATTTTATCTCCAGCAACTAACTCTTCACAAGAAGGTTTATCTGCTAATACTATTCAATCATCAGAATTAGCTGGTAAGAAATTCAGCGACGTATTTGATATTGATAAGTTTTGGAATCCTTCAGACGAGAAATTATTAGTCGCTGCTGCAGAAGACACAAATCACGGTATTTCTTTTGTAAATATTAAACAAGACCCAATCACAGTTATCATTAGACAAGCTGCTGATACTAGAGGTTTTGAATTAACTGCAAGAGAATGGTTCGGAGAATCTAATGTACCAGAAGGTGTTGAAGCCGATGAGTACGTATCAGACTACTTAGTAGATGTATTTGTATTCAAAGGTAAATTTGATGCTACTGAATTAAACAATGACCCTAACTACGGAGACTACTTTGACTCTGATGGTTTAATAAAATCACAATTCGCTAAATTTGCTGGATTAAGAGAAGTAACTCTTTTAGCACAATATAACGCATTATCTTTAATACCTGAATTTATTGATGCTGAAGGTAATCAAATGTACATCGAAACTCTAATTAATATGGAGGCTAGAAGAACAGGTTTATTCTGTGCTGTACAAGAAGATGCTCTTCCACAAATCGATTTAATCGGTAATGGATTTGACATCTACCAAGATTACGAAGTATTATCTCACAAGGTTAATCAAGAAAAAACTAGTGAATTAGTGGATTTAACATCTGTTAATGGTATTGTTTCTGTTGATGGAGCAGTATTAACAATTACAGGTTCAGCAACAGCTGCAGGACTTGCACCAGGTATTACTGACGCAAAATACTTAAAAAGTGCAGTTAACAATGAGTATGTTAAGATTGATACAATAGAAGATGTTGCAGGTAATGTAGTTATTACAGCACTAGGTAATATCTCTAAATCTTATGAGAAATTTGAAACAGCTAATTCTGCTGTATGGCAAACTCCAACTTCTATTATCGTTGATGCTAACGGTAACCTAGAAATTGGTGCCGGACCATTTGACTATGGAGATTTACAAAATGGCGGATTATCTTACTTATTGTCAGAAAACGCTGGTGAATATGTAGCAATCAATAATGTCGAGGTAGATAACGTTACAGGTGTTGTAACTGTATCTCCTGTAGGTAATGTTGGTTTTAGCGCTGATTACGCTAACGCATCGGCTGTTGAATTAGTAGTTTACAAGACAAAAGTAAATAACGCTTTTGATATTTGGACATTATCTCCAAACGATAGAACAGAGATGTTCCCTACACTATCTGGTGGTTGGGAATTTACTGCAAATGGCGCTGGTGTATTTACATTCTCTTACAATGGAGTTGGTGTATTAAACGCTGACATTAAAGTAGGAATGTATATTCCAGGTGATAGTGGTAAACTATCAAGAATCAAAACTATCCAAAAAACATACGAAGGCGGATATACACGTTACAGATTCGAAACTCACAGAGTAGTTTCTTCTAGACCTGCGTATGCACTTAAGAGATATGAAGATGCTTCTGGGTTCTATAAAACATTCCCATTAGAAGGATGTACGCAAACTGCAAAAACAATTGCAGAATTACTAGCAGCAATTAAGCCAGGTACTGGTTTAGGTAACGCTTTAGTAGATAAAGACAATATTACATTCAGATATGTAGTTGATACATTTGGATCATTAGAGAATGGTGGAATCTTAAATAAGGAAGAATTATCTTTCTTATGTAAAGAAAGACAAAATGCAGCAGCAATTCTTAACGCACCAATGGTGAAAGAATTAAAAGCTTCAACTAACCCAACATTTAAAGATTCATTTGCTCCTTACGGATTTAGTGTAAATCACGTTGCAACTGGAGGTAACTTAGATACTAACCCAACTGCTCTTTACACATTACCATCGATCAATGAAGGTGCGAGTTACGCATTCTACTACGGTCCTGGACTTAATGTAATAGAGAATGGAAGAACTAAGGTAATTCCACCAGCAGCATACGTATCTAACAACTATATCGATAAATATTTAGATGCTTTACCATGGTCAATCATCGCAGGTCCTAGAAGAGGAGTTGTAGGTGGAACTGGAGTACAGTCATTAGAATTTTCATTCGATAAAAATGATAGAGATGTTCTTGAACCATTTGGTTACAACCCAATCGTATTCGAAAGAGGCGTAGGACTAACGATCAAAGGTAATAAAACTGCACAACAAGGAGTTCAATCAGCACTTTCTTCAGCTCACGTAAGAGAAGTATTAATTTACATTGAAGATGGTCTTGCAGAAATACTTAAAAACTACTTATTTGAGTTTAACAGTGCACAAACTAGATTAGAGATCAAAACTCTAGCTGATAACTTTATGGAATCAGTGAAGAAAGATGGTGGTGTATACGACTATAAGAATATCATGGATGGTTCAAACAATACGTCTGAAGTTATCGATAACAACATGGGAATCTTAGATACATTCGTAGAACCAGTTAAAGGTCTAGAAATCTTAGTATCGAGAGTAACTGTTTTAAACACAGGTGAAATCGCAACGGGTAACTTTGCATAATAAACGAACGATATATAAATAAAATAAGAAATTAAAGATATGGCTTTACCACATTATTCAGAGGACCAAACTAGCAAGAAGGGAAGAAACTTCGAGCCCGTTCAAGCTAACCTATTCGAGGTAACAATTTTACCACCGGATGGTGTAGCAGGACAAGAGTTCCTCTTACAACACGTCAATTCAATTAGTGGATTAGATACTATGGCTCCTGCAGTCGACGCAATCGGACAGAAATACAAGTTCTCCGATAGATCTTATGCTGGAATGCCTGGTGCAACTTCCATTGATATTACAGTTGGCTTCTCGCTTAACTTAAACGATTCTAACCAAGCTTACTTGTATAAAACATTAAGACAATGGTATAGAGCTCAATATAATCCAGAAACTGGAGAAATGGGTCTTAAAAAGAATTATGTCGGTACAATCGTTATCGTACAATTTAATAGAGAAGGTGATATTTACAGAAAAATTACTTTAGATGATTGTTTCATCACTTCAGGTGTAAACCTTGTTGGTGAACTTAACTACGAGTCAGCTGACGCAGTAGCATTAGAAGTAGGTTGGAAGTGTGATACTTTTTCAGAAGAGTTGAACTAATTTAATAAATTAAGTATAAAGAACGTGTCTAAACAACACGTTCTTTTTTTAACTTTAAAAAACATAATATAATATTCAGTTAATAAGAGATTATGAGCGATAAACTAACAAAAAAATTACAAGTACTACTTACCGAAGAGGAGGTCAGGGAAGTAAACAGGATTATTCTGAATGACGCTTTGGATAATGAGGCTCGTCCCATTTCCGTTAGCGGCTTCATAAGAAATTTAATTAAAAACGAATTAAGTAATAGAACCGTAGAGCAGAGATCCTACATTAAACAAAATCTTAAAAACCTAAAAAGTAAATAAAATGAGCGAAGACAAAAACAAAATGAGCGCTGAAGAAGCTAAAATGGCAAAAGCTTTAGCTGCTAAAGATGGTATTAACAAACCAACACCTAATGATAATGCTCCTGCAGCCAATGATATGGAAGCAGCAGTAGACGCTGTAGGTTTAGGTAGAGTTAATATGTCAAATTTCACACCGGATAAAGCACAATCTTCTGATAGTGCATTAGGATGGCATGTATTAGATCAAACAACGTTACCATCACAGGGTAAATTTTATCCGGTTGATAGTATCATTAAGATTAGATCTGCAAAGGCTGCAGAGATTAGACATTTTTCTACTATGGATGAAAACAACTACATCGACATGGAAGAGAAACTAAACTCAGTAGTAGAATCATGTGCCCAGATAACAAGTGGTAACAGAAGATTATCTTACAAAGATATTTTAGAAGAAGATAGGATTGTCCTATTACTTTCTATTAGAGATCTTACTTTCCCAGAACCAGAAAACAAACTTATGTTAGCTGGTAAATTTGAGAAATCTAAGAAAAAGCAAGATGTTGAATTATCGGTTAAAAATCTAGTACCATCTATTATAGATGCAGAAATAGAAAGATATTACGATGATAAGCAAAGAACTTATGTTATTAAAACACGTTCTGCTGGTGAAATCATAATGAGCCCACCGACGATTGGTGTGATGCAAGAAATTACTCAATATCTAAAAGATCGTAATGAAAAGGAAATAGAGTTTGATAAAGCATTTATTCAAGTATTACCTTATATACAAGGCGACTGGAAAACTTTAAGCCTAACAAAAATATTTCAATTAGAAATAGACTATAAGGCATGGGACCAGAAGAAGTTTATGATTGTATATAGATTAGCTGAAAGAATGAGGATCGGTGTTCAAGCAACACTAGAAACTACCGTGGACGGAGATTTGGTGAAAGCCCCTCTTGAGTTCCCAGGTGGCATCAAAAGTCTTTTCATTATTTCAGATCTCGCTGGAGAATTACTTTAAGACAAAGTTCTACCTGGGTATACATCTTAGGATGCAGCCTTCAGAGATCGAAAACATGTATTACTACGAATATTGGTATTATGTCAAGAATCTGTCGGAATACATCAAGAATAAGAATAAGCAACAATCGGATCAACAAGAACAGGCCAACGATCAACAGAGTTCAATGAGCTCTAAGTATAAAACGCCTTCGATGCCCAAGATCCCATCTATGAAGACGCCATCGTTTAAGATGCCGAAAATGTAGAGATATATAATAAGAGTGAGGGGTATGTTTTCCTAAGCATACCCTTTTTCTTTTTAAAAATATTAAGTCAGTTACATGCCAAAGAAGAATCCATTAGCTACTGCATTCGATAAATTTAGCTCTAAAGATGGAGTACTGGGCGAAATTAGTGCAAACACACTTCTTGTCGCAGAAACATTTGATGAAGGTGGAGAGATATTTGATAGAATAGACCGAATGGTCGAGGCTATAGAAACTATCGTTGAAGGTACAAAATCCGGTAGCGGTGGTCTTCAAGAAGCTATTGTATTAAATTTAGTAGCACCAACACTTAAACCAATTGGTTTAGGTATGGGCTTTATTATTGACGCGTTAAACCAGGCCGAGAGTGCTGAGGATTTAACGTCAAAATTTGGCGCACTTAACGCTGGATTAGTAGTATTAGGAGATATAGGTAAATCTATATTAATGTTTGCTGCAACGATGGTAATAGGAATACCAATCTTAATGATTGCAGCAGTAACCGCACCTGTCTGGGTTGGCGGTATTTATGTTATTATACAGGGAATTAAAATGGCAACTCAAGGCCTAAAAGAAGGCGAGTTGGATAAATTATTAATACTCCACGCAATCGGAATATCAATTGTGAAATTTGGATTATTGATGGCAGCAATGGTATTAATAGCACCAGTTGCACTTGTAGGTATGTTATTTACAGTACCTTTACTCCTAGGTGTTGTTGCAATAGCAAAGTATATAGGTGAGCACTTTACTGAAGAAGCTCTAGATAAATTTATGACTTTTAATAAAGCAATGGTCATGTTAGGATTAGGTATCTTATCGATTGGTTTATCATTAGCTTTAGTGGCAGTACTTGCAAAGCATATTATTATGGGACTTTTTGTCTTCGGTGTGGTTGCGTTTGGATTAGGTGCAATATTTATGGCATGGGAGAAGTTATTCAATATAGATGAAACGAAAGCAGAGGCTTATGCAAAATCATTAGCTTTCTTAGGAATTGGTATTATTACTATTGGTTTAGGCTTAATGTTAATGAATGCATTTGCTGGAGCAATCATGAAAGGTTTAATGGTAGCAGCACTAGTATTAATGGTAATAGGTGGTGTATTCTTCCTCTTCCAGAAAATGGGCATTAATAAAACTATTAGGAAAACAGCAAGTGGCTTAATCTTAGCCGCTGGTGCAATTTTAGCACTATCTGTCGCATTAGCACTTTCTAATTTAATTATGCCAGGATTTTTAGATACAATGGGTATTTTAATGGTTATTGGAGCTGTGGCATTAACCATGTTTATTATAGGAAAGCAAATAGGTAATGTCGTCAAAGGTGCGCTTTCATTAATCATAATGGGAATTGGTCTGTTTGCACTATCAGTTGGTATTGGATTTATGAGATTAGCAATTCCTAGTGTTGAAGTTGGAATAGGCATGATAGCCTTAATTGGTGGAATAGGTCTTGTATTTGGAGTAATAGGTATGGCATTCGCCAACGTAGCTTTAGGTGGTGCCGCAATGATAATTGCAGGAGTTGCATTAATAGTCTTAGGACTTGGTGTAATGGCAATGATGGCATCGTTACCTACAGTTGAAGAGGGTATTGGTATGTTATTATTAATAGGTGGTTTAGGCCTGGTATTTGGAGTTGCTGGTTTAGCGGCTGCATTTATAGCATTAGGTGCAGCATCTATGATTGTTGCTGGTGTAGCGTTAATCGTTATAGGAGCCGGCGTAGCAATCATGGCAGCAGCTACTAAAGATGTTACAATGGATCAAGTTCTTGTAATGGGAGCAATTATAGGTGGGATCGGAGTTGCAATGGCAGCTGCTGGTTTAGCATCACCTTTAATCTTATTAGGTTCTGTCGCAATGACTGCAGCGGGAATTGCAGTGTTAGCAATCTCTGTGGGTATGGCAGCTCTAGCAGCAATTGACTTTAGTAAATTAGGTACTATTTCTGAAAAAGGTAATAAAGCATTTAACTGGTCTGGTGAAAAAGGATTCTTCGGTGGTAAGAAATCTAACTTTGAAACAGCAATGGGTGCCATCGCAGATGGTATGTCATTAGGACCATTATCAATATTAGGTATTATGACCGGCGCGCCAGTTATGATTTTAGCAGGAGCTGCATTAACAAGTATTGCATTAGGACTTAGAGTATTTACATCAGCTATAGGAGATACTGATTTACCTAGACTAAGCGATAATGTACAAATGATCGTTTCAGGTTTATCTGAAACTTTTGCTGAAGTCGGTGCATCAATGGGAGGACCTTTTTGGTTCACTAGTGATGTATATAAAGGTATTCAGGCTACTCGAGGTATGGGTACATCATTAACAGGTATTGCTAAAGGTGTTCAAGCTATGGCAATGCTTAGATTCCCAACAGGATTTGATAAAGAAGGTAATCCAACAGGATATGAAACTATAGATTTAGGAACCGCAGTACCAAACTTAGTTGCTAATACTAAATTAATAATAACAGGTTTAAGTTCTGCATTTGCAGAGGTTGGAGAATCTAAAGCAGCTCAAGGCAGTTCATGGTTTAGTTCTTCTTCTTATGAAAAGGGTATTGATGTTGTTAAAAAAATGGGTACTCCGCTATTTAATTTAGCAAAAGGTGTACAGTCTATGGCAATGCTTAAATTCCCAACAGGTTATGATAAAGATGGTAACGCAACAGGATATAAATCAATTGGAGACGTAGATACTTTAGTTGCTAAGCTTGCTAAGAATACAAAAGCACTTATTATAGGTTTAGCTGGGGTATTTGAAGAAGTTGGAGCATCTGGTGTCGGTAGTGGCGGAGGATGGTTCTCTTCATCTAATTTTGAAAAGGGTGCTGAAATAGCATTACAATTAGCAGATCCTTATTCTTCATTAGCAGATGCAGTAGAATCTGTCGCAAAACTTACAGAAGGTATTAAAGACCCAGTATTACTTAGAGAGAAAGTTACATCTTTAGTAGAAACTATTTCAGTAATAGGTGGTTTCTGGGTACAATCATTTTTTGATGGTGTTAATGCTGCGCGTAATGTTAAAGAACCTTATAGCATTTTAGCCTCAGCAGTTACTGATGTTACTACAATTACAAGTGCAATTTCAGACGGAGCTGAAGTTAGAGAAAAAGTATCAGCTATGATCGAGTCTATTGTTGGAACCAATGATGAGGGCGTAGATATGGGTGCTAAAACTAAATTAATCCATGCAATTGGATGGACTTATGGAAAATTAGGAGTTGCAATACCTTTAATTGTTAATGCAATTACTCAATTTACTGTTGAAAAAGGTAAAGCATTCGCATCTATTTTTGGTGGTGAGACTCCAGCTGAAATGTATGAAGCAAAAAACAAAATGCTTAAAACATTAGCAACGTCTTATATGAGAATGGCGGTTGCTATTCCAATAATTGTAGCATCAGTTAATACTATAGCTGCAGAACCAATGAATGAGTTTACTAAACTCTATGGTGGTGTAACTAACGATGTTGAAATTTTAGCAGCTAAAAGCACTTTATTTGAAGCAGTTGGTTCATCTTATCAAAAAATAGGAGCTGCAGCCCCTCAAATTGCAAGTGCTGTAAATGGTACTAGTCTAGAACAAATGCAAGGATGGACTGGCATGTTTGTCGGTGATGTTGGATTCTTAAGACCTATTGCAGGTTACAACGCACAAACAGAACTTTGGAGTACAATCGGAAACTCTCTTACAATGGGAGCCACTGCATTCCCTCAGATCTCTGCCGGGATAAATGCAGTAGACTATAATAAATTAGTAGAGTCTAGAAAAATGTTTGAAGCATTAGGAGTTCTTGCTGAAGGTGGTGAACCTTCAGATATACTTGCAGCAATGGGAGAGTCTTTAGAAGATGCAATGCAACGTTTAGCAGATATTCTAATGGAATTCCAAACATCAGTTGGAGAGTCTCAAGATGCTCAAGGAGGTATATTATCAGAATTAGCTAGCCTACCAGGTAAATTAGTTGGTGGTGTTGCAGACGGCATACGTGGAAATGGCGGTGGCGGTAGTAATAGCTCGGATGATATTAATAGATTAATTAGAATCTTAACCAGCAAAGGTGTTAAAATTAACAACTTACCAGACGGACTCGGATCATAAGTAATAAACTATTTGTAAAACTTACGTATAAGTACTAAACAGATTAATTTATGATAACAAGTACCACATCACATTACAAGAGTTCAACTATTAATTCAGCAACATACGACGTTACTGATCAAACACTAACAGTAGTTTTTAAATGGGCAACTTATGTCTATGAAGCAGTTGACGTAGAAACTTGGAATAAATTTAATTTAGCAGATTCTCAAGGTAAAGCACTTAATGAACATATTAAAGGTAGTTTCGAATACGCTAAATACACAGATCCATTGGAAGCTGTTGGAAAAATTAAATTTGAAGAATCCGGAATGGTTAAAAACATTACAGCGCCTGGTAGTCTATTAAATGAGCTACCTCCTTCTGATTATCAAATGGGAAATTAATATGAAAAGAATTAAAAGATTTTGGAAATACCTACAGTGGCTAGAAGAACAGAGAATGAAAGCTGCGATTCATAGCTGTAGTGCAGGACCATTAATGTAATATTTATTATGACAAAAGCAAGCATCGTACAAAGACTATTAGATAAAAAGCAAATCACAGCTGAAGAAGCCGTAGTTCTACTAAAGGACGAAACCATCAATATTCCAATGTATACTCCGTACCCGTATTACGATACTCCGAATACAACACCACCTCCAATATGGTGTTCAACAGATACTCTTAATACTCCAGCAACAGGTGACAGCTGGGAATACAGAGATACTAAATTTACCCCTCCAACAGAAGACTAAATCCAAACCAATTTTCTAATGAAGAAGTCTAGAAAGCCTGAGCCGGCCCCGGACACCGACGAAAGTCGTAAAAAAGCGTTACAATTTAAGAAGCGCAAACAACACAATAGAGAGCCTAAAATTAATTTTAAGAATATCAGATCGATGGAAGATCTAGAAGACTATGAAGATGAATATAATTTCTGATAAACCATTAATAATAGACTACTCTAACCTAAGTGAAATAGGTTTTATACACATGCACATATCGTCTATTTTAAGGGATCCTAATGACATGTCAAAAGGAGTTAACGGATTATGCAGGGCTGGCGCGTTTGGCCGCTTAACACACATCCTACAGCTAGCTGGAGCACCTGAACCTATTATCCTCAATGTTATTAATGACCCGGAAGCTGAATTGGCCTATGAGCTTGCATAAACCAGAATACATCTATTGGGAAGACTCTTGGAATTATACCCAAGAGGGTGTAGAATGTACCGATAGTGAAACAATTATACCCGATAAGGTATAACTATTAAATCACACTATTATGCCAGAGTTAGCGGAACTCAAGTTCACATCAGACTACGTAAATCAAGTTTCAGAAGGAGCAACTTATCTTAGAGTAGAAAAGAATCCAGTACATAAATGTGAAGACTTAGATATTCCATTTAAATCATTTAAAATCAAGGCTAAATCAAAAGGTAAAGAAATGGTACTTTACTTTTTAGATAAACATTCAGATCAATTTATTACAGTTAGAATTACGATGGGAATGTCCGGTCATTTTAAACTTACTAATTCTGGTGACGAAGCAAAACATGCACATCTTAAATTTTATCGTAAAGACGGAACTACATTATCATTTGTAGATGTCAGACGTTTTGGTAAATGGAAACAAGGTTTAGTATGGTCAGAAAACAGAGGACCAGATCCAACGACAGAATATGATGAGTTCTGGAAAAATGTCATGACTAACTTGACTAAGCTTAAGAAACCACTCTATGAAATGTTAATGGATCAGAAATATTTTAATGGCATTGGTAATTACCTAAGAGCTGAAATCATTTTCAGAGCCGGAGATGTAGATCCATTCTTACCAGCCGGCATGCAATTTGCAAGATACCCTAAGCTATTAGATCTATGCCGTGATATACCACTTTTAGCGTATGCTAAGGGCGGTGGAAGCATTAAGGATTGGGATAATCCATTTGGAGACGAGTCTATCCAGGAACGCTTTATGTTATGTTATGGCAATGAGCACATGGCAAAGAGAAAAGATAGAAATGGTAGAACATTTTGGTATCATAAGAAATGGGATGATGTACCAACAAGTAGAGATGATTTAAAAGATTTTTTATATGAGCGCAACGGATTGGCTAAATAAGAATGAATGGCCAGACTTGGCTGTTGATAGTGATGCATTTTCACATTACACTCAACTGAGTAAAATCATGGAACAATATGCAAGAGAATATCACGCAAAGAAATTAGAACAAGCTCGAAAGAGAGAAGAAACACAATTTAAGAAATTTTTATGAGTAAGAAGGAAAGAATGCAAAACCTAATAGTTATCGGACATCCAGACGAAGGATCGTTCTGTTACAATGGTATTTATAGAACTCTTAAGAAAACTCTTTTAAATACTCCAGGGTATTTAAATGAAGTAGAGTGTATTGAATTATATAGTGATAGTTTTGCTAGGCCAAGAACAGATCTTATTAAAAAATATAAAGAACTAGTTCAATGGGCAGATCGTATCTACTTTATCTCTCCAGTTTGGTGGTTTAGATTAACGCCTAGAATGGAGATTTTCTTTGATGAAGTGTTAACTCCAGGGTATGCATATCAATTTGTGCCAGTGGTAGGCCCGTATGCTTATCCTAAGCCATTTCTAAGCGATAAAAAGGTAAGAACATACATTACACATGGAGCTCCTGCACTACCTGTTAGGACTCTTTATTTAAACTCACCTAAATTAAGATTAGTTATGGGAGTATTTACATTTGTATTCGGATGGAGACTATCATTATGGACAAAATGCAAACAATTCTGGTCTGTACCGTTTGTATCTAATAAAAAGAGAGAACAATATTTAGAAACAGTTCGAAAAGACGTGGTAAGAGACTTAAGGAAAGATCAAATAAAAACAAAAACCAAAAACCCAGTATAAGAACTATGAAATTAATCCTAGTAGGAAAAGCAGCAGCAGGTAAAGACCATCTAAAGACAAGATTATCCTCA